TTATCATGATAATCATTTAATGGCATAGTCGGATGAATAACTTCCGTGCAAAGATTGCTCATTGTAACTTTATCTAACCATGCACCATGATCATTTGCGTGGTCAACATTAAGAATATAAATTCTACCAGTTTCTACTCTTTCTTTGATTATTAATGAGAATAGTTTTCGAGCAGATACTTTCTTTTTGATTTTTAATTTTTTACTTTCACATTCTTTATATACTTTATCAAAGTTTTTCGTACCCCAAACTTCATACAACTCTGGAACTTCAGCTGTATTAAAGAGAGTAATCTCTTCATCTTTTAAAACTCTATCATAGAAAAGTTTGCTCATACCTACTGTATAATCAAGTTTACGAACTCTATTATCATCTGTTCCAGCGTTATTTTTTAACACTACAATATCTTCAATCTCATAATGCCACCATTGAATATTGCAAGTGGCACTACCACCTCGTAATCCATTTTGTTGCCATGCTTTTACGCTACTCTCGTAGATTTTAAGGAATGGAATTAGACCAGTATGAACTACTTCACCATTTTTAATAGGTGACCCAATAGCTCTAATTTTAGACACATCAATACCGATACCGCATCTACTAGCAGTTGCCATACTAACAGCAGTCGCACTAGCAGTAATACTATCACGAGAATCGTCTACTCCAATTAAACAACAACTTGCATAATTTTTACTTGGAGTTCTTACTCCTGCCATTACAGGTGTTGGTAAATTAATTTTATGCTTGCTGATAGCATCATAAAACTTACGAACATAATTTAGTCTTGTTTCTTTTGGATAATTTATAAAAGCATAAGCAGCAATTAATACATAAGCAAATTGTGGAGTTTCATAAATTTTACCAGATACTCTATCTTTAATTAGATATTTATCACATAACTGTTTAATTCCTGCATATGTAAAATTGTAGTCTCTTTCATGATCAATAAATTCGCCCATTTTATTTAATTCATCTTCATCATATTTTTCCAGAATTATAGAGTCATAGATTTTATATTTTAATCCTTGATTTATGAATTCCAATAAACGAGGCGCATGCTTTCCTTTCCAAACGTCTTTTCTTAATTGATAATTCAATAAACGGCCAGCTACGAATTGATAATTTGGTTTTTCAGTAGAAATTAAATTCGCAGCAGATTCAATCAAAAGTTTATGGATTTCTTTTGTGGATACTCCATCGTGCATATTAATCTTTGCATTTATTTCAATATCTGTTAAGCTAACATTATTGAGATCTTTGATCGACCAATTAATTACTCGATGAATTTTTTCTAAATCAAATTTTTCTATAGAACCATTTCTTTTTTTTACATTAACATTTTTACTCATAAGACCAAAGAAGAGTTTACAGTCTTTTTTTAAAAAATAAAAGAAAATTTTACAAATAAATGTTAATAACTAATCTTTTAGATAAACAGGTGTATGTTATAATCTTTGTAATTAAATTCCCAATGAGCTCTTCAAAGCGGAGCTTTCCCTGTTTTCAGGGTGTTAAAGCCTATTAATCCAAATTCCCAATTGAGTCTATAAAGCCTTTCGGCTCCTAACACTTATCAGACACCGGTAGAACTGTCATTCGCGTGTTAGCCCTATACCTACACACCCACTAAAAAGTGGTTTTCTGGGTCGCAAGCTCCGATAGCGTTGCCCACGTTATGGATTAATAAGACTTATCGTTTTTCGGAGTACGACAAACCTTATCCGCTAAATATGGCGGTATGTTCTATACATAGTATCTAAATAAAGTGTTTTTGTCAATAAAAAAAATAATGTAAATATATTAAATCGGTGTTAATTTAGCTTAATTTTAATTGACTTTATAATAAAAAAACCATACAATTTAGTATGGAAAATAAAAAAATACTTTGGATATCTGATTTTAACCTAAATCATACAATAGGTGGGGCTCAAAGAAGCAATGAACTTTTGATAAATAAAGGTAGAGAGTTAGGGCATTCTATTTTTGAAGCAAATTATAATTATAATTTTAAAGTAACAGATTTTAATGATTATGACGTTCTTGTGTCTTCTAATCTAGAAGCCATATACAGATCTGATAAAGAAGTTATAAAAAAGATAAGTGAGCATAAAAATCACGTAAGACTTGAGCATGATTTAAATAGATATTTATCAAAAGAAGACAGGCAACTACTATTTAATTCTTGTAAAAAAACTTTCTTTTTGACAGATTTCCATTATGAAATTTTTAAAAATTATTACGGAGATATATTTAAAAATGTTGAAATTGTACCAGACCCTATAGATTCAAAAACTTTTTATAATAAACAGCTGGAAAGAGAAGATAAAATATTATATGTTGGGTTTATGCATGAACTTAAGGGTACCTTGGCTTTTTTTGAATTTGTATTAGCAAATCCTAATATTAATTTTGTAATAGCTGGTTGGGGCGCAAGAGTATTTGATCATTTAGCTTCTACATGTAAAAATGTAGAATTTCTCGGACCAGTGACTTATGAATCCATGCCAGATTTATACAATAAATATGAAACATTATATTATACTCCAGTTTTACCAGAACCATTTTGTAGGTCTGTTGCGGAAGCGTGTATTTGTGGAACAAAGTTGATTTGCTTTAATCCAAATATTGTAGGATGTATCCATGATATGGACAAACATGGGCTAGATTCATTTAAAGAATCTTGTTCCAAAGCTTCTGAAGTATTTTGGGAAAAAGCATTAAAGTGAATGCATTCGATTTCTTCGAAAAAATTTTTTGTATAAATTTAGATGAAAGAAAAGATAGATGGGAAAAATGCTTAGAGAATTTTAATAAATTAAATATTCTACATAAAATAGAAAGATTTCCAGCAGTGAAATTTAATCACAGCGATGAGAAATATAAAAAATTTTTAGGCAGAGCTGGTTGTTGCATGTCTCATTTTAAAATTTTAAAAAATGCAAAAGAGAAAAATATATCTAATTATTTAGTTCTAGAAGATGATTTTGAACTACTTTTTGATGAAAAAATAACAGTTAATAACCTAAACAAATCTTTACAAGAATTACCAAAAGATTGGGATATTTTATATCTTGGAGGCAATTTAGATAATAGCTATGGTATAAATCCTATCTCCAAATATTCAGAAAATCTTTTTAAATTAAATTCGTCCCATACTACGCACGCTCTGGCGTTTAACTGTAAAATATACAACACTCTCTTAGAAAATGCACCAGACACAAATTCAATATTCGATTGGATAAACGAGAATGAAGCCATAGATGTCTTTTTAAGCAAGAGAATATTAAGAAATTATAACAGTTTTATATCTAATCCAATGCTATTTTTACAAAGCGCGTCTTTTTCTGATATAGAACATAATTTCTATGATTATAGAGATTGGATAAAAGGCAATTTTGAAAGATTCAAATTCTCAGCATGAAGAAAATAATCTCATTTCAAATGCAAGGCGGGTTAGGTAACATTTTATTTTCTTTAGCAAATGCAATAAATTTATCTGTTATATACGATTTAAAAGTCTGCTTAAGATATTATCACATAGGTTATTTACATACTGATCCAAAAATATATAAACAGAGTATATTTAAGCAATATGAAGAAATAACAAACATAGATGGATTCTTTCAATTTACAGAAAAAGACTTTTCTTTTAGTGAAATAGATTTACCAAAAGATACTAATATTTTTATTAATGGATATTTTCAAAGTGAAAAATATTTTATAAAAAATAGGAAACTAATAGTAGATAGCTTTTTTTCTAATAGTAGAATATTTGATAATCTTAAAAAAAGGTATCCAGAAGTATTTGAAGAAGAAATCACCAGCATACATCTGAGAAGAGGCAATTACCTATCTCTTAGCAATGTTTATAATAATTTAGATATAAAATACTACATGGATGCAATTGAATTGTTAGATTCAAAAAAAGTTTTCGTTTTTAGCGATGATCTTAATTATTGTTATAATAATTTTACTGATAAAAAATTTAACATAATACAAGGAAATACGGATCTAGAAGATCTATATTTAATGGCTTTGTGCAAAAATAATATTATAGCAAATAGTTCTTATAGCTGGTGGGGAGCATGGTTAAATCAAAATCATAATAAAAAAATTATAGCCCCCAATCATTGGTTTAAAGATAGGAATGATTTTATAATAAGAGATTTAATACCTCAGTCATGGATAAAAATTTAAAAAATATATTAAGCATTTACGGATCTCATGACGCATCAGCCGTCTTTATTGATCGAAATGATAATATTAAAATATTAGAATACGAAAGATTTGTAAAACAAAGATATGCAATGTATTCGGACAGATTTGATCATAGAAAAGGCGTAGGCACGGATGAAACTTTAAGAAAAAAATTTATAGAATACATATGCACTTTTATAGATAAGAACTCAATAAATACATTAATATATAATGAGCTATCAGAAACAGATCTATTATTTTTAAAAACCATATTTGAAAATGCTACCTTAGTTAAAGTAGGGCATCATACTGCCCATGCAGCCAGCGGATACTATACATCAAACTTTGACGAAGCATTGATAATATCTATTGATGGAGGGGGCAATGAAATTGAATATACTACATCTACAAAAACCTTTATTGGTAAAAATAATAAAATTTTTAATCACAAGAATTACAACTTAGATTTTGGAACACCTTACGCGATGATAGGATGTCCAATTGCTGAAATAAAACCTGGGCCAGATAGCGAATTGCAATCTTTAGCATATGCAGGAAAAGTGATGGGTTTATGTGCATACGGCAAAGTCATTAATGAGTGGGTAAGACCTATCGAAAATTTTTACTTTCACAAAGATTTAAATAAACTATCGAGAGATTTAAATTTAGATCTAACTTTCAATTTTTTAAAAGGACAGCAAAGTTATGATCTTGCAGCAACATCCCAGTATGTTTTTGAAAAAATATTTTTTAATACATTTTGGGAGGAGATATTTTCTTCGAATTTGAATGTAGTCTTAGTCGGTGGATGTGCGCTAAATGTTCTCTTAAATCAAAAATTAAAACAAAGACTAAATGAAATCAACCGAGACCTTTTCGTTCCTGCGAATCCAAATGATTGCGGGCTTGCCCTCGGCCAATTTTTATATTTTACAGAATTAAAAATAGAAAAAGATCTTACATACAATGGAATAGAAATTTTAGATGCAAATAAAATAAATTATTATATAAAAGAATTTGACGCCAAAGAAGTGTCAATTAATGATTTAGCTAAAATTATATTGGATGGTAAAATTGTAGGTATAATTAATGATTGTTCAGAAGTAGGCCCAAGAGCCCTTGGCAATAGAAGTATTATATGTAATCCATGCGTAGATAACATGAAAGATATTCTTAATCATAAAGTAAAGTTTAGAGAATGGTTTAGACCATTCGCGCCAGTATGTAGAGATAAAGATAAAAGTATATATTTTGAAAATGCATTCTATTCAAAATATATGAGTTATGCCCCAAGCGTCAAAGAAAATTATAGAAAAACTCTTTCCTCCATAACTCATTTTGATGGGACGGCAAGGCTTCAAACTGTAAAAGAAAAAGATCATGAAATATTTTATAATATTTTAAATTCAATGCAAAATCTTGGTGGAATACCAATCATATTAAATACGTCCTTTAATATTAAAGGATTGCCAATATTATCTTCAATAGAAGACGCTTTATATGTCCTAAAAAATACAGAGTTAGATCATGTCTATGTCAAAGGATATCTATTTTCAAAATGATACCGAAAAAAATTTTTATAAAAGATTCTAGCTTTTCTCATTGCATATTTAGCAACAACCCAATGCCCCCAATTCAATTTAGTGATAAGATCGAATGGGATCGATCAAATAACTATACTGATGAAGATATAATCATATATACAGATAATTTTATAACTGCATCCAGAAGAAACAATAAAAAAGATATTGCATGGCTAATAGAACCCCAAGAGCTTTGTCCAGAAAAATATTCATATGTGAAAAATAATTATAATCTATTCTATAAAATATATTCTCACGATGAAGATATTCTAAAATTACCAAATTCTGTTTTTATACCTTACGGAGGCTGTTGGATTGATAAAAAAGATTTTAATATTTATGAAAAAAGCAGAATGATATGCATGATAACTTCTAATAAAAATTTTTTAACTGGACATAACCTAAGAATGAAATGCATAGAAAGATTTAAAAATAAATTTGAACTATTTGGAAATGGTTATAAACAAATAATATCAAAAATAGAAGTTTTAAAAGATTTTAAGTTTCAGATCGTAATAGAAAATAGTATAAAAAATTTTTGGTTTACAGAAAAACTTATTGACTGCTTCGTGACTGGCACAATACCGATTTACTATGGATGCTCAAGTATAGGCAATTTCTTTGATATCAATGGGATAATCCAATTTGATTCTTTAGATAAATTAGATGAAATATTAAATAATATAAGTGATCATGAATATTCCAAAAGGATTCCAGCTATAATAGAAAACTTTACAAGAGCCAAGCAATATCTATTAGCAGAAAATACTATATATAATAACATATGAAAATTTTAATAACAGGCGGATCTAGTATGGTTGGCAAGCATCTAATCAAATATTTACCAAATGGAATTTTTATATCTAGTAAAGATTGTAATTTAAAAAATCCAAAAGAAGTCTTAGAATTAATGCATGATATTAGACCACAGAAAGTAATTCATTTGGCAGCAAAAGTTGGTGGGATTATGGACAATATCAAAAACCCCGTTCAATTTTTTGAAGAAAATATTATGATTAATACAAATGTATTAAAATATGCACATGAAGTAAGTGTTAATCAATTTATAGGTATATTAAGTACATGTATTTATCCAGATAAAGTAGATGACAATGAGTACCCAATGATCGAGAGCCTCTTACACAAAGGACCACCAACGGAAACAAATTTTGCTTATGGATATGCTAAAAGATGTATGGCTGTTCAAATTGAAGCTTATAATAAACAATATAATAAAAATTATACATATCTAACTCCGTGCAATCTATATTCCGAATATGATCATTTTGAAGGCGATAAGGCTCATTTTTTATCTAGTTTATTAAATAAAATTTATAATGCAAAAAATAATAACACAAATATACAACTAATGGGCACAGGGAAGCCTTTAAGACAATTTATGTATGCAGACGATTTAGCAAAAGTTATTTTTAATTTTGTTGAAAATAATATAAACGAAAGTTGCAATGTATGCACCGATGAAGTTAAAAGCATAAAAGAAATAGCAGAAATAGCACTAAGAGCTTGCAATGCAAACAATATTAGTATACAATGGGATATATTAAAGCCAGATGGTCAATATAGAAAAGATGCCTCGTCAGCCAAATTAATTAGTATTTTAAATGGATTTAAATTTACCCCGCTCTATGAAGGAATAAAAAGAACTTATGAAAAACATGTGGAATCTAAACGAATCTAATTTTACATTAAAAGATAAATTTAATATATGTAAGTTTTTCTTAAAGAAAAAAGATATGTGGACTATGGGCGATCAGGTTTCGCTTTTTGAAAAAACAATGGCCGAATATGTTGGAGTAAAATACGCAGTATTTGTCGCAAATGGTTCTCTTGCAAATACATTGTTAGCTATGTATCTTAAAGATAATCAATATTCGAAGAACAAAAATATTATAGTATTTCCATCTACGACATGGGTTACCTCCGTTTCGCCTTTTATAAGAGAAGGCTTTACTCCTAATTTTGTTGATATTAATCTTGAGGATTGGTCAATGGATTTGAACAAATTAGAAGATTTATTAATTAAAAAATCTAAAAATATATCATGTGTTTTTATTACAAGTCTATTGGGTTATACTCCTGATATAGGCAAAATTATATATCTAGAAAAAAAATATAAAGTAAAATTTATGTTAGATAATTGTGAAAATACATTTGGTTCTTTCAAAAATAAAAACGTGAGCTCTTTCTTTACTTCCACGACAAGTACTTATTTTGGCCACCAACTGCAAAGCGTAGAAGGTGGATTTATATTCACTAATTCAGATAAAGAATACGATTATTTTCTAATGGCAAGAAACCACGGAATGACAAGAAGCGTAAAAGATAATCAAAAGTATTTAAATAAAAATGTAGATTCAAGATTTGATTTCTATTTATTAGGTAATAACTTTAGGAATACTAATATCAATGCGTTGATAGGATTATTAGATTTTAAAAGAATAAAATTTTATATAGATAAAAGAATTAATATTTATAATAATTATATACATAAATATACCCAAAGAGCCTCCTTACCAAAAAATTTTGATAATAGAATTCATGTTCCATTTTGCATTCCTGTTATATGTAAAAACAAAAAAGATAAAATAAAAGCTTTAGACTTTTGCAAAAAGAATGGCATCGAAACACGGCCAATTATCTCTGGTAATCTTTTAAGACAAACTTGTTTTAAAAAATACGCTAACTATAAACATTATAAAAATAGTGAAGTATTAAATAATAATGGTTTTTATGTTGGACTACATAGTAAAGTCTCTTCAAATAATTTAGATAAATTGTTGAATTATATCAATAATCTTTAAGATGAAAAAGATTATAATAACAGGAGTTAGCGGTCAAGATGGATCTTATATGGCGGAGTACTGCCTATCTTTGGGTCATATAGTATATGGGATGATAAGAAGATCGTCTAATCCAAATTATTCAAATTTAATTAAAATAATAAATCATCCAAATTTTAAATTAATTTATGGAGATTTATCTGATGGATCTTCTTTAGAGAATATGGTAAAAAACATACAACCAGATTATTTCATTAATTTCGCCGCACAATCTTTTGTTGGAGCAAGCTGGATTATGCCAGAGCAGACTTTTGATGTAACAGCTTTAGGCGTTCTTAGATGTTTGGAAGCTATAAGAAAAAATTGTCCATCTTGCAGATTTTATTCAGCTGGCTCTAGCGAGGAAATGGGCAATGTAGAATATTCTCCGCAAGATTTAAAACATCCATTAAAGCCAAGATCTCCATATGGAGCAGCGAAAGCGTCAGCAAGACATATAACAAAAGTATTTAGAGAGTCTTATAATTTATATGCTATTCACTGTATACTCTATAACCATGAAAGCGAAAGGCGAGGAGAGGAATTTGTCACAAGAAAAATCACAAAAGGAGTAGCCAGAATTAAATATGCCATAGATAATAAAATACCATTTGAACCAATAAAACTAGGAAATTTAGAATCTAAAAGAGATTGGAGTCACGCGGAAGATTTTGTTAAAGGCATATGGACTATGCTAAATCAAGAAAAGCCAAAGGAATATATTTTATCTTCCGAAGAAACTCACTCTATAAAAGAATTTGTAGAAAAATCATTTTCATATGCTAATATAAAAGACGGAATATGGACGGGAGAAGGCGTTAATACTTTATATGTTCTACCAGATTACTTACTAAAAGATGGAAATATTGCAACAAAAATATTAGTACAAACCGATCCAAATTTTTATAGGCCAGCAGAAGTAGATCTTCTACTAGGAGATTCGTCAAAAGCTAGAGTCGAATTAGGATGGAAACCTGAAAATTCCTTTGACAATCTGGTTGAAAGAATGGTAAAATGGGATATTGAAAATTACAAACCATAAATTATGCCAATTAATCGTAAAAAAGTTTATAAAAACAAAACCAAATTGGCCAAGAGAAATAAAAATAGCTCAAAAGTTAATAAAAAAATATAAGACTTTAACTTACTGGAAATCCTTAAAAGATTTAAATTTGCCTAGCTTAGCTTGGTTTTTAACAGAAGATGGCAAGGCTTTTTTAAATATAGAAGACAAAAAAAATAGATTAATAATAAATAAAAATACATATAATATCAAAGAAAATAAAATTGGTGAAGATAAAAATGTTTGCCAAAAACCTAAAACCCTGCTAGAATTTATAAGATATGGGAAGAAAACCTAAAGAAGAAGTAGTAGAAACAAGCAATCTACCATCAGCAAAAACTAGATTATCCGCATTTTTAAAACAAAATAAAGATGATCATTATAATTTTGAAGAAGAAATCTATTATAAAGTTTCAACTGGAAGCCTAAATTTAGATATTGCCACTGGAGGAGGACTATGCCCAGGCTTACATAGATTCATTGGAATGAATGAGGGCGGTAAAACTAGCGAAGCTTTAGAGGTCTCAAAAAATTTTCTCACTTCCTTAAAAGACTCTAAGGCCTTGCTATTTAAAGCGGAAGGAAGATTGAGTAAAGAAGTCCAAGAAAGATCTGGAATTAAGTTTGTTACAAATCCAGATGAATGGGAAGATGGAACTTGCTTTGTTTTTGAGTCGAATGTCTTTGAAACTGTTTCCGAATTGATGAAAGAACTTATCCAGAATAATGAAGAAAACAAAAGATATATTTTTATATTAGATTCAGTTGATGGATTGATTACAAAAAATGATAAAGAAAAAACTTTAAGTGAAGCTACGAAAGTTGCTGGTGGAGCAGTGATATCATCAATGTTAATGAAAAAAATATCTTTAGCCTTATCTAAGCGCGGCCATATGGCGATTTTTATTAGTCAAGTACGCTCGGATATCAAACTAGATCCATACGCTGCAAATAAAGATATAAGACAAACTAGCGCAACAGGAGGCAATGCTCTTCTTCATTTTGCTAATTGGATTCTTGAATTTGAACCACGTTATAATAAAGATCTTATTCTTGAAAAACCAAATGAAAAATATGACCCAATTAAAAATAAAATTATTGGACATAATGTAAAGATCGCTATCAAAAAATCAACAAATGAGTCCACTAACTCTAAAGTTCAATATCCAATAAAATATGGAAGAAAAGACGGCGCATCAGTTTGGAAAGAGTACGAAGTAATCGATCAGATTTTGAGCTGGGAATTCGCCACTGCAAAAGGAGCATGGGTAACTTTTTCAGATGAAATTATAGAAGAACTTAAAAAGTCTAATATTGAACTTAAAAAACAGCATCAAGGTATAGATAACTTAAGGCTTTATCTTGAAGATAATAAAGATATTACAAATTACTTTTATAATAAATTCATCTCTACATTGGCAACATGAGACTATTAAATATTAACGGTAAACTCGTTAATAAAAATGTAAGAAAAAATCTTATAAATTGGGAAGGTAAAAGTAGAAGTAAGCTTCAATTTAATTTTAAACAGTTTTTTTATCCATTCTGGAAAAACCATATTGTATATGAAGAGTTCCCCGTGTATGGAACAATGCTTAAAGTTGATATATTAAATGCAACAAAAAGAATTGCAGTTGAGATACAAGGCGATCAACATGAATCCTTTAATAAATTTTTTCACGGAGACTCAAGATTAAAATATTTAAATAGTATAAAAAGAGATGTAAAAAAAGAAAAATGGCTTGAAATGAATAATTTTAAATTCTTGCAATTATATGAAAATGATTTAAAAAAAGTCTCTTTAGACTATATACAAGAAAAGTTCCAAATTTTTATTATTTAAGTGTAAA